GAGATTCTGGGCAAGCGCATCGTTGTAACTGACGCTCCTGCACTGCGTGAAACTCCTGCAACCTCCACCAATGACATCAAGATTCTGTCACTGGCGCAGGGCGGCATTGTTGTACACGATGCTGGCGACCTGATCACTAACGTAGAAACCTCCAACGGCAGTCAGCGCATCAAGACTACCATGCAGGCTGATTACACGTTTGGTTTGGGTCTGAAAGGGTACGCTTGGAGCAAGTCTGTTGCATCACCGACTGATGCAGAGCTTGGCACTGGCAGCAACTGGACTAAGATCGCAACCAGCGTGAAGCACACTGCTGGTGTGTTGACACTGGGTCAGGCTGCTTAATTGTGACTCCAGCGGAGTATTGGGCTAGCAATCAAAAGTTGCAGCACATTACTCCGCTGGGCGAACGATTCCCCGAAGTAAATCTGTTTCCCGCATTACAAAAAGCAATCAAAGGTTCTGTTTTTGAGTTTGGCTGCGGCGATGGTCGGCTTGCGCCAGCTTTTAACCCTGATCAGTATCTTGGCTACGACATAAACTATTCTGCAATTAAAGCAGCGAGACTAAACAATCCGGCTTATCAATATACCGATGCTCATGCCATAGGGTATATTTATCACGCCTATACGTTTCTTGCGTACACTGTCTTGCTACATGTTCCTGACTACGAAATAGAAAACGTGATCGGCTTGGCGAAAAAGTACAATCGAATAGTCATTGGCGAGATCATGGGCAGGCAATGGCGAAGGCCAGGCAACCCGCCTGTGTTTAATCGTGAGTTGTCAGAATACGCAGAGATGATCCAAAGACCTTATGAGGTTATCAACGTACAATATCCGCGCTACGGCTGCGACCTGACGCTGGCGGTGTTTGATGAATCTTTGCGTTCTTAAAAGCGGTGGCGATTTCAAACCAGAACATGTGCGGCGACTTGCAAGCATGGTTCCTGACCTTTTTTGCATATCGGATATTTTTATACATGGTGTGCCTGTCATACCGATGCACTACAACTGGCCGTCATGGTGGTGCAAGATGGAGATGTTTCGACCAGATATAGAAGGCGATATTTTCTATTTTGACCTTGATACAACGGTTATCCAAATGCCGGAAATACCTAAAGGCGATTGTGTGCTGACTGACTTTGGCAATCCAAATGTGATCGGTTCCGGCTTAATGTACCTGACGGAGCAAACGAGATTTAAAATTTGGGATGACTGGATTAAATCACCAGGCAAGCACATCAGCCAGAATATAACGCTCGGCGATCAGGGCTATTTAAATCAGCACCTGCACTCAGCAAAACGATGGCAGCGCATTGCAAAGGTGTACAGCTATAAACGTCATGGCAAGCCAGCAGACGCTGAGGTAATCTGCTTTCACGGCAAACCTAGACCGTGGGATATAGAAAATGCACTTTGAACCAACTGCTCCACTGGCTGACCTGATCATGCGTCATGCTGGGAAAAGAATCTGCGTGATGGGTGGCGGCAAAACTCTGCAATCGGATATTGAAGGCATCGAGGCAGACATCTGGATCAGCGTCAACAATCACGGGGCAAAGCTAAAGCCTGTTAATTACATTGTTTGCATGGACAACATCCACACAGCAAACAAGCGTGAGATGCGTCATTTCCTTAGGCAGTTCTCTGATGCGCCGGTAATATCCCCGTGGCACTGGGGTCAGTACCAGATGCATAAGTGGCCTGGCTATCCAAGAATGTACAATTCTGGAGTCATGGCAGTCTGGGTGGCGTACCTAATGGGGGCGCATCCTGTTATAATGGCAGGATATGATTGCTATAATGGCGACAAGAAAATTATTGATATGCACAAATTCTTTGTGCCAGAGGTGCGTTGTCAGGTTCGTGTTGCTTCTGGTGCATTGATTGGAATGTATCCAAAGCACGAAATTACAGAGAATTTTGATAATTTTGTGATTCCTGAGATACTAGGTGACGCAAGAGATGGCTGCGTTAAGGTTAGAGTTAAATCATTATTCACTTATCGCGGCTGTGAATGGCCTATTGGAACAATACTGACGTTGCCAGAGTTTGAAGTGCGGCGACAGATAAAGCATAAATCACTGGAGATCGTACCTGATGAAAAAACCGACAAAGCGTAAAACAGCAGACGTTGTTGAGCAGGTAGAGCAGCCATCAAGTGATGCTGTGATGCTTAAGGTTGTGCGGCCTGTTGATGGCAAAGAAGTGGGCGAAACATTTACTGGCAGGCTGAACGACTACCGTTTGCAAATCAAACATGGGTCGATTGAGGTGATCTGATGGCCGTTCCTGTCAATAGCGTTTTACCAGTAATCAGCGGCACAGTTGAGGTCGGTTATACACTGACATCGACTACCGGCACTTGGTCTGCTGGACCACAGAGCTTTGCTTTTCAGTGGCAGCGAGTCGGAAGCACTGTTGTTAATATTGATAATGCAACTAATAATCAATACATTATCACTGCCAACGACACAGGCTATAAGCTCAGGGTTCGGGTTATCGCTACCAACAACAGCGGAGACTCACTGCCTGCAACCAGTGCTGATACAGTAACGATACCAAGCGACTGGTTTATTGTTGAGGACGGTACTGCAAAGTCTGATGCTGTCAGCTATGCAACAATCGCCTATGCTAACGATTACCATGCAAGGCGCGGTAACGAAGTTTGGGGAAACCTGAGCATAGGCGAGAAAAAAGCAGCAATGGTGAAGTCTGCTGAGTACCTAGTTGAAAAGTACCGCATGAGATGGAAGGGCGAACGAGTCAACACAACGCAATCACTGGACTGGCCGCGAAACTGGGTTGAGTATGCTGACTATCAGTTTATTACCCGCAACGGCGCACAGGTGATTGGTGGCTTTCTTTACTATCCAGCTAATGAAGTGCCAGAGGAAGTCAAAGCTGCACAGGCTGAACTTGCCTACGCAACGCTGACAGGTGTGCTGTACGGTGAGCAGGGGCAGGTTGTGAAGCGGCAGAAGGTTGATGTGCTGGAAGTTGAATATGATCAATATAGTTTTCAGGGTCGCAGATTCCCTGCTGTAGATGGTCGGCTGGCTCCTTTGCTCGGCAATGTTCGGAATCAGGTAGTGAGAAAATGAGCTTTGACTATGTTGCGACGCAAGCGGTAGCGACTACTCTGCTGACACAGTTTGGTTCGGACTATTCTTTTACACGGTCTGTTTATGCGTATAACCCTGCAACTGGTGAGACAACGTCTACATCTCAAAACTGGGTTACTAAGGCTGTTATTCTTGCTGCATCGAAAGGAACTGTTGAAGCGTTTGATGACAGGTTAATGTCCGGCACATTAATAGAAACAAACCTTAGAGCAATGATTATTGCTTATAATAGTTCTTTGAATCCATTGCCTGGTGACACTGTTATTGTAGAGGGGGCGCAGTGGAATCTTGTTGGTGTTACACCATTAAGCCCTGCTGGCACAGAAATATTATTTAAAGCATCAATAAAGAAACCATGAGTTTTGCACAGGACGTTAGCAAGTGGTGCAAAGAGACAGTGCCTGCACAGCATAACAAGGTCGTGCGCCGTGTTGTTGCAGAGATCGCAAGCAGGGCTATTAATATGTCGCCTGTTGGTAATCCTAGCTTATGGCTGTTTAACAATAACGGCGTTTATGTTGATTACCTTGCTTACAGAGACCCGCCAGAAGGCTACGTTGGAGGTCGATTCAGAGGAAACTGGCAATATGGGTTTGGTTCACCGCCAGCAGGCGAACTAGACAACATTGATCCATCTGGCAGGCCGACAGAGGCAAAGATAAAAAACAGCATCAGTAAAGCACACGGCGTACACTGGATTGCAAACAATTTGGATTATGCTGAACGCATTGAAAACGGTTGGTCTACTCAGGCTCCTGCTGGCATTGTGGGATTAATAGAGCTTGAGTTTGCACAGATATTTAACGCAGCAAAGGCACAGCAATGAGTACAGTATCTATTCGCGCAGCACTAGAGGCTAAACTGAACAGCATCACGCCAGCACTTGCTACGGCGTTTGAAAACGCGCCATTTAAGCCGCCTGCTCAAACTGTTCCTTATCAAATTTGTCATGTGTTATTTGCCAGACCTGACAACGCAGAGATCGGCAGGTCACATCAGGAATTGGGCTACATGCAAGTCAAGTTAATGTACCCAATGAACACAGGATCGTCAGCGGCGATGACCAGAGCAGAGCTTATACGCACTAACTTTGAAAGAGCGTCAACCGTTAGCAGTGGCGGGGTCACTGTCAACATAACCGAAACGCCTGAGATAGAACCTAAAGGCATCGAAGATAACCGCTATACTGTGCTGATGAAAATCAGATTCAGATCATTTATTCCAACGTGAGGTAAGCCATCATGGCCATTGCTCAAAAAATTGCTAAACGCACCACCATCCGCAAACAGACTGGGCTTGGCGTACCAGGCTCTGGCACTGGTCAAGTTCTGCGGCGAACGTCCAGTATCTTTACCGCAAGCCGTGACATGTACGGCAGCAACGAGATTCGCTCTGACCACCAGTCAAGCGGTCAAAACTACGGCCTCAAGTCAGCAGCAGGCACAATCAACGGTGAGTTGTCCTCGGCAACCTATAAGATACTCGTTGAAGCAATGCTTGAATCGGCATTTGCTGCCACAACTCCCTATGCTGCTGGCACTGATGTAACTCCTGCATCCGCTGGCACATTTACTGATGCTTCTGGCGGTTACCTGACTGCTGGTTTAAAGATTGGTGATGTCGGCAGATGGACAGGCTTCACATCAACGGCAGCAGCAAACAATGCTAAGAACTTCCTGATCACTGGCCTTACTGCAACCGTGATGACTGGTGTCTATCTCAATGGTGATGCCATTGTCAGTGCATCAGCAGGCGACTCTGTTACCTTCACACTGCCAGGCAAGAAAGCAAAACCGCCACTAACTGGTCACACAAAGGACTATTTGCAGGTTGAGGAATTTTACTCAGACCTGACTGACTCTGATCTGTTTAGCGACATGATTGTTTCTGGCCTGACGTTCGATCTGCCTGCAAGCGGCAACGCAACAATGTCAGCTACACTGGCTGGCCTGTCTCGCGCATTGTCTGGCTCACAGGTAATGACCAGCCCAACTGCTGAAACGCAGACAGGCATCATTGCATCAATCAACGGTCGTATTTTCATCAATGGCACATCAATTCCTGTCACTGCTGTGAATATACAGATTGCTAATGGTGCAGCACCAACAGGCGCAGAGATCGGAAGCAACGAGTCTGGTGATGTGTTCCGTAATCAGATCGTAGTGACTGGTCAGTTTATGGCAATGCTGCGTGATCAAGTTCTGTCGGCTCTTTACGATGCCGAAACTGAGATCAGCCTGATTGTTGCTGCTGCAACTGATGAGACTGATGCTGCTGACTTTGTTGGCTTCTCTATCCCAAAAATCCGAATCACTGGTGACTCACCAGATGATGGCGATGCAATCATGCGTACTTATCCTTTTAGTGCGCGACTGAACGTAGACGGCGGTGCTGCTTTGGCTTTTGACGAAACAACGATCACAATCCAAGACAGTGCTGTTGCTTAACCGAGTACCTGCCGTCCTGCCAACTAGTCCTCGCGGACTAGCGGCGGGGCGGTAAGGGCATTAAACCAAACCGCGAGGATATACGAATGAAAGATAAAAAAACTTTATCGCTAGACGAATTTGATGTTGGCACACGATCAAACGAAGGTGTTGAAATTGAATTGCGTCACCCTGTCACGAGCGATGATCTGGGCATATTTGTTACTGTTGTTGGGCGTTATTCTGAAACTTATCAGTCGGCAGTGCGGGAAATATCTTCCCAATCCATTAAAGGTGCAGCCACTAAAAAGAAAAAGGTTGAACCTATCGCTGACGCTATTGAGAAAGGTGTGCGTCTGTTATCGCTTTGCACAATTAGCTGGCGCACTGATGATAAGCCTACGATTAACTTTCACGGCGCAGAACATCCGTATAGTGTGGATGCTGCCGTTGATTTGTACACATCAAAGTCGCTGCCGTGGGTAAAAGAGCAAATTGATTCGGCAATACACAGCAACGCAAATTTTATGAAGCCCTGATTCAAGGGCTTGCAAGCTACGCTAAATCTGAAATTGATCTATCAACGCCACAAGATGACGGGCAATCGCTGCGGGTGCATTTAGAAAGCCTGCGGCGACAGACCGGCGAAACGCCTGACCTGTTAGCAGAAGCAGTGCCAGAGCCGGAGATGACTGGCTACTTGTGGGGCTATTACTGCCTGATAAGACAAGGCATGGACAGAAAGTCATTAAGACCAATGGCAGCGCAAGATGTACAGGATTTCTGTTGGTTTTATGCTGTAGAATTAGAGCTATGGGAGCGCATTGCTCTAAAACAGATTGACGCTGTTTATATGGAGGCATCAAGTGACTGAAGCAGTCTTAAAGATAGGTGTTGATAGCACCGATGTTAACAAAGCTAAAAAGTCACTTGATGATTTAGCTGCCGCAAGTGCTTCAGCGACAACATCAACGGACAGGCTCTCTGACACTACCAGTGAGCTTGGCTCGTCTGCAAAAGCGGCAGGCAATGAAGTCGATGCTAACACTAAAAAAATCGACAATTCATACAAGACAATGGGCGGCAGTGTTGCCAGCAGTATAGGCAAGGTTGTCGCAGCACTTGGTCTAATGCAGGTCGGCAGAATGTTTGCTGACACTGTAATGGAAACTGAAAAGCTCAGGGGCGCACTAACTACGATGACCGGCAGCACAGCAAATGCTGCTGCTGCATTTGAAAACCTTACCAAGTTTGCCAGTGAAACACCTTTCACCCTTGACCAATCTGTCAACGCATTTATTAAACTTAAAGCACTAGGGCTTGACCCGTCAGAACGCGCATTGCAGTCATACGGCAATACTGCTTCCGCTATGGGCAAAGACATGATGCAGATGATCGAGGCGGTAGCAGATGCCTCGACAGGCGAGTTTGAGCGACTCAAAGAGTTTGGCATTAAAGCTAAATCAGAAGGCGATAATGTTGCGCTAACATTCCAAGGCGTGACAACCACAATCGGCAAAAACTCTGAAGAAATACAAGAGTATTTGCTGGCAATTGGTGAAGTCCAGTTTGCCGGTGCGATGGAAAACCAGATGGAACGCTTGCCTGGTCTCATGAGCAACCTGCAAGATAATATTGATGGCTTGTTTAGAAAACTTGGCGACAGCGGAGGAATAAACCTATTTGGCAAAGCTATCAGCCTTGCCTCTGGTGCTGTTCTTTTGCTCACTGATAACCTTGATCTGATAGGCACTGCGCTGGGTGCTGCTGGTGCTGCCTTTGCTGTTTTGGCTGCGCCTAGTGCAATCCTGGGCGGCATTGCAATGATTCAGAAAGCAGTCATAGCAATGAATGCTGCCATCCTTGCAAACCCAATTGCCCTTGTTGCTGCGGCAATAGGTGCTGCGGCTTTTGTTATATACAAGCACTGGGACACAATAACTGATGCGGCAGAAAAGTCTGCGTTATCTGTAGAGATTGCGTTTGCAAAGCTAAAGCTGTTTTTGATGGATACATTTTCACCCATCCTGACAGACATTAGCGGCATGTTTACAAGCGCAAGGAATACTGCGGTTGCAACAATGGAGGCAATCTCTGCTGCTGCCAAGAACCCGACAAGCGCAATAGAAACATTCAACACAACCTTTGATAACACACTGAGCATATTAGTAGCTGGACAAACAGAAACCGCTGTTTTCTCTGGGGCTATTTCACAAACCCGCGCCTCTATCGTGCAGATGGAACAACGGTTGACGGAAATGAACACAACAACTGCTGACTCTGTTGCTGTGTTAACGGATGCTGCTACAGCTACAGATACTGCAACACTTGCGGTTGAGGAAATGACTGTTGCTGAAGATGATCTGACGTTAGCTATTATGGCTAAAATTACTGAGCTTGAAGCAGAAAGGGAAGCACTGCACCTCTCTGAGCGTGAGCTGTTTATTCTCAATGCTACTAAATTGAAAGGCGTTGAACTTACCGCAGAGCAGTCTGTTGGAATACGAGACGCAGCAGCCGCATTGTTTGATGAACGTGAGCAGCTGAAAGAAAGCGAAAAAGCGCAAAAGGCGATTAACGATGCGCGAGAAAAAGGCATAGAGTTTACCAAAAGCTTAATTATCGAAAACGGCCGAGAAGAGATACAGCTTGTTCTGAACGAGCGTCAACAAGCTATTTACAACGCTGTGATGCGTGACGGAATTACTCTGACCGGCGATCAGATGATTGCCATAGAATCGTCAATAAACGCACTTTATGACCAAAGAGATGCAACGGCAGCAGTTACGGCAGAGGCAGAGCGCAACCAGGGCGCAATTGATATGTGGACAAAGCTATCCACAGCAGGATCAGAACAAAGGGCAGCTGCAGAAGTTGCGGCACAAAAGAAGCAAGAAGAGGCAATCGCTAGAACCCACGAATACCTGACTACGAGCTTCATTGACATATTTAATAACGGCAAAAACGCTTTTGACAATATCGCCAAAGCATTCAGCACGATGATCCAGCGGATGCTTGCTGAGTGGGCTGCGTCTAAGTTGATGAATCTCATTGGGATGGGAGATGGAAATGCTGTTGCTAACCCGTTTGCAGCACTTGGCTCCGCGTTTACAAATGCAATAAGCGGTGGCGGTGGTGGCGCAACTGGTGCTGTAGCAAACGCTGCGGCATCAAAAGTTGCGTCTAGCCTTGTCGGTGGCAGCGGTGGCTCTTTGTTGGCGGCTGGAGGCCAATTTGCTAGTGGTCTAACAGGAAGCGCAGTTGGAGCTGGTTCTGCGCTGGCTGGACCACCTACGGCTGCTGCTGCTGCGGGAAGTGGCATAGGTGCATCAATTGCTGGTGGAGTGAAGGCGGTCGGCTCTGCGGTATCTGGTGGCGCATCGGCTGTCGGTGCGTTTGTGCTTGCCAATCCTTTGTTGGCTGCGGCTGCAGTTGCTGCGGCTGCGGCTGCTGCGCTTGCTAAAAAGCCAACAACCTCTAGCAACGCTGGCCTGTTGATCCATGATGCACCAGGCGCATCTGCTGACCGAAAGTTCGCTGTTGATGCCTTTGCCTCTGGCTTTGCTCCTGTTGGCTTTGCAAGACGGGAAGATCAAGCGTCAGCAAATGAAGTGATTGACGTATTCAGAAAATACGATTCATCATTAACTGAAATAGCAAAAGCGGCTGGGCTTAATGTTAACTTCAGCAACAATCCTTTTGGTGGCTTTGATGAAAAGGGTCAGGGCAGTGGCCTGTTCTTAGGTACAGCAGCAGAAGAGAAAAAGGGCGTAACATCTGCTCCAATGTCTGAGCAATTGACCAAGTTCACCAAGCAATGGGTCGAGGCTCTTGGCGGTCAGGTATCGCCTGCTGATAGAGAGTTCCTGTTATCCTCTGGCTCTGCTGATGTCTTGCTGGAAAGGGCTGCAACGCTTGGTCAGGCTGAACGCGGCAGGTTAGATGGAATAGGTTTCGGCGGTATTAGAAATGTTCCGTTTAACGGTTTCAGGGCTGAGTTGCACAAAGGCGAGGAAGTTTTAACTGCGAGTGATCCGCGCAACCGCAACAACGGGGGCATGATGAGCGAAATGCGTGATATGCTAACCGAAATGCGTAACATGGCTTTTTACACCAAACGCACAGCAGACTTGTTGCTGCGGGTAACGCGTGATGGTGACTCACTTGTAACGGTGGCAGCATGAAAGTAATCCCGCCCATTGCTATTACATCAATCACATCTAGCACAGTGCCAGAGGAAGTTGCAGCAACGTATAACGCTGGGACAACCTATGCCATAAATGCTTTGGTCGGCCTTGCATCTGTCTACGGTGATCCGCAAACGGTCTGGCGATCTTTGCAAAACGGCAATGTCGGGCAAGCATTAGCAGACGGAGCGTGGTGGCAGAATGCCGGTATCGTTTACCCAATATACGCATCAGGTTCAACCTGCGGCGTGGGCGGCATAGTCACTGACCTTGCCAACCATGATCTCTACCAATCGCTAGTTGCTGCTAACACTGGCAACGCTCTGACCGACACTACAAAGTGGAAGTATATCGGCAAGACTAACCGCTTCCGGTTGTTTGACTACGACAGAAACAATCGAACCAGTGTGCCTCTGACATTTACTGTTGTTTTCGCACCAGGCAAACGAATTGATTCTATTTGCTTGGATGGCATACAGGCTAACTCCTACACAGTAACAGTGACCAGTGTGCTGGGTGGCGGGACTATCTTTACCTCAACGGGCAGTTTAAATACTCGCATTGTACGAACATGGTATGAACACCTGACAGTGCCATTCACAACGCAAAAGAGCTTAAACTTTTTCAATATCCCACCTTATACCGACTGCATCGTCACAGTCACGCTGACTGCAACAACGGGCAACGCTGAACTGGCTGCGCTTGGTGTGGGTCGTGAAGTAGCATTTGGTCAGACCCAATACAGTGCAATCAGTGACATATTGAACTTCTCTACTGTTGACCGAGACGATGAAGGTAATGCAATTCTTGTAAAAAGAAGGAATATCCCGAAAAGCAGGCAGACTGTTTTCTGTGATAAAATTGCGGTCAATAAAATCATTGAGACTAGAGACCTGCTGAACGCAGAGCCTGCCTTCTGGTACGGAATAGACAATTCAAGTGATGGTTACTTTGAAGCAGTATCAATGCTTGGCTACTACCGCGATTTCAGTATCAACCTGCAATACCCTGAAAACGTAATTTTGAATTTTGAGCTGGAGCGCGTCTGATGACTACAATTTCGCAAACGATACCGAGTTTAGGCTCACCACCTCTAACAACTGATCCGGTCAACTTTGACACCCGCGCAGACACTTTATACGGTACATCACTGCCTGCGGTGATCACTGCAACTAATACTTGGTCAGGCCAAGCAAACACGGTTGCTGGTGAGGTAAACACTAACGCAACTAACGCCCAGGCTTCCGCAAACACTGCAACAGGAGCATCTGCTGCGGCTGTTGCTGCGGTTAATGCAACGCAGTGGGTCAGCGGT